TCCGTTTCGTACACACCGCCGTTGCAGTAAATGCCGGGCATTTCACCGCCTGCGTAATCCTTGATCAGGATGCCGAAAGAACGGACCTCCGGATCGGTGTTGACAGAAAACAGATCGTTTCCCGCCAGACTCACCAGATGGCCAAGCTGGCCATCGCCTTGCATATAGCCGTCACCGTAAGCGAGGCCCCTGTGACATGGATTGATAAAAGACATAGCTCTTCTCCTTGTTAGTTGATTTCCACGGTTTCGTTCGATTCGTTACCGACACGGTTGTTGTAGGCAGCCATGAAGCCGCTGCGCAGGCGATCCTCGAGGGAGAGCTTGCGGTCATCCACGTCGTGCGGTCTCACCCCGGCTGAACTGCGCATGGGTGTTTCGCTCGATGCTTTGGACTTCTGCTTGTCAGGCTCCTTTTCCGGTTCCGGCTGAGCCTTGGCATCCGCCTTCTGGCTTTTGGCCATCTTTTCATAGGCGGCTTCGGTGGCGGCAAAAGCGTCATCCGACAATTCCGCCAGACGCTTGAGTTCCGTGTCGCGGTCTTCGCCGAAATCCATGCCTTGCTTTTCGAGCTTTGAAATCAGCTTGTGGGCGCGGGCTTTCGAAGCGGCAGCCTTCTGTTCGGCTTCCAGTTCCTGAATGCGTTTCTGAAGTTCGGCCACCTGAGCTTTCAGCTGGCGGTTTTCCTTTTCCAGCTCGCCTCCGGGAGCCGGATTGTCTTCCTGCCGTTCCTGTTTTTTCTTAGCGGCGTCGGCGGACGACTCATCTGGTTTCTTGGTTTTTTCGTCCATAGTTGGATCTCCTTTGGGTTGGTGTTCAACAGATGGTTCCTGAACCGACGCCACCTGCAGAATGCGGGCATTTTCATCTGCCCCTTTGCGGTCCAGCAGGCCCAGGCCCGTAAAAGTCACGCCGTGAAGAATCTCGAAGACGGGTTCCCCATCGAGTTCACGGCCTTTAAATTTTCTGAGGTGAGTGCAGTAATCGGCTTTGTTCTTGAAGCGCTTGTGGCAGACGGAGCATTCACCTTCTTCGTAATCACACTCCATCGATACCTGCGTGATGATGCCTCGCTTCATGAGCTTGTAGGCCAGCTGGGCATTGGGCGTGTCTCCGGTATAGAGCTCACCCACGCATTCGACCCGGCCGCCGATTTCATCTTCCAGATAGTCAGCCGCCACAATTCCACCGACGATGTCGCCAAACTCCTGCGAGTGCTGCAGGTCGACTTTCTTGTTGATGACGGTCATGTGCCTCGTGGCCAGCTCTTCAGCGGTGAAATGGTCACCATTCCGATTGGTGCCGGTTCGGCAGAGGATGAAGGTAAACTGCGGATCACCCGGGAGACCTCCGCTCATCGCTTCGGCGTTCAGCCCCGCATTTTCATCGAGACAGAGTTCCACCGGGATGGATGTATGGATATTGGCTGCGGCAGCCATCGGAACAGGTTTTGCCGCCTGATCGGTATCCGCATGGGACTGGTTACCTTTCAGGCAAACGAAAAGACGCTCCTTGGCGCTGGACGCTTCGCCATGCTTGGAGGTGATCGAATACTTATGATCCTTGGTCTTCATCCGGCTTTGACGCCCCAGACCGCCGATGATCTTTTTCATCTGCTGTTCGTTTGGATAGGCGTGGTCGCGGTATGAGATAAGCCAGTGTGGGATATGGGTGGCATTACCGAGAAACTCCTGAAAGAAGTCGGAGGCGTTGCCCTTGGTCACAGTCACATGGCTGGTTTCGTAGTTTTTGACCTTGGTGTCCGCCTTGATGGTCAGGCCATCCCAATAGGTCATCAGCCCTTCGACAAAGTGATAGGCTTTCTCGTAATTGGTGGTCGAAAACTCGGTGGCATACGGCGGATCAAAATAAGCGAGGTCAGCCTTCACCTTGGGAAGGATCTCGTTAACATCCCCGCGATAGGCTTTGTTCTCCTTGCCGTTGTCGAATATCAGGGCGTTGATCCGTTCGATATTCGCTTTCAGGCGCTTTTTGAATTCTTCAGGCGTGTCCTGACGTTTCCCATAGTCGGTGGAAGACGAGAAGTGGCCAAACCCGCCTTTGCCGCTCATGCAGGTTTTGCCGAGGGCAAACAACGCGATGTCCTTTTTGTAACCGGACAGATCGTCGCAATTGGCTCTCAGCGAGTCGATGAGTGCGTGGACACCTTTGGCAAAGAAGATCCCTTTGAAATTATCCTGAACAAAGGTTTTGGCTTTGGGGTTGTCCGCCAGCAGTTTTTCGATCTCTGCCTCGGACAGCCTCGTCGAGCTGTTTTCGATAATGGCTTTGGCTGCGTGGTGACTGTAGCGAAGACGGTCATTGGCAAAAACTCGCAGCCCTTTGGATTTGTACATGTAAGCAACAACGGCCGAGCCGGAAAAGGCATCCAGAACGGAGGAAACTCCGTCTGGGGTGTTACGCCAGATCCAGTCGACCAGTTTCTGTTTGCTGCCGATGTAATTGGTGATGTACTTGGGGCGTTTCTCCGGGGGCTGCTCTTCAGGAGCCTTCTGTTCGGCTGCATCGGTCCCGAGCTCGTCGGGATCGATAGCGAGCGCCGCATCTGCCTCAAGGAGGAACGCCAGCCTTTCCAGGTCAGTGGCAAACATTTCCATCAAATTCTCCGGTTCAATCACTGTTATTTGCCCCGATCGCACCGGGCGAGCGGGAGGTTTCAGCGATTACTTACCGGAAGGCTTTGGAATGTGTCGGAATGGCGTCTCAAATATTTTTCAGCTTGATATCACTCAACACAGGAAGGTTGGTGCATCTGCAGAATGGATGTGCCGGTTGACCCGGAAACTTATCAATCGGGAAGGTTTTACCATTGAGAGGCCCACATACCGGACAGGTCCGCTCGTCACCCATGGTCATCCACTCCAGCTTCTCAATTCCGACACGCTCATGGAATTTAAGCCGCCCCATGTTGTGCGCCCGCAAGACTTCAGTCCGAGCGATCATTTCCATACGGTACTGCGCCTTGCTGAAGACCTTTGTCCCGGCCTGTTTGAAAGAGTCTTTGTAGATGACAACCCGCCCGAGATCCCGGACAATTTCATCAGTACCTTTTCCTTCAATTATTCCCTGCATGATGACGCGCTTTATGCCGTCGGCCAGTTCCCGATTTACGTCACCGGCAAGAGTCAGGTTGTATTGCGTCATGAAGTCGAGGGCATTGGTGTCGACGATGGAGAACACTTTGGTGGCCAGCTTGTCGATGCCTCCGGGCTTCAGGTCGGCATAGAAAGGTAGTGACGCGGATGTCAATTCGGTAATGCCCTGAGCGATGCCGCCCTTGAAAGCATCCTTGGTGCTTTTACGGAAGACAAGCGTCTGGTCCCGCTTCAATTGGCGCAAAACATCGTCCAGCTCGCCCTGTAATTTCTCCAGACCTTTCAACGCAGCCAGCTTGTTGTCCGGCAGAGATCCAAGGCTACGGTATTTCAAAATGGCCTGAGCCACTTTCTGTTCAGCCTTGTTGAGGGACTGAGTCAGCTGGGCGGTAATGGAATCGTTGTAGCGGTTGCGGGATTTCAGGCTCTTGAGCGTTGCCACCTGAATGCGTTCTTTAAGGTCGGAAGGCATGATCAGGATTCCCGGTGGTCAATGAACCTGCAGGCCGGGGAATCGAAAGTGCGCTCAGTGTTGTGTACTCGGCAGCGGTTGGAATCGGAATTGAAGTGGCTGCATTCATCACACAGGGAGGTCGCCGCCGTTGCTTCCAGTTCCTCTGTATAGTGATGGTGGGCCTCGGTATCGAGATCGCTGTTACCGTCAGCGGGAATACCGAGCATCTTTCTGGCGCTGGGCACACTCATGATTCCAGACACCACCATATCGACCACCGGCTTCACCTGTTTTTCATCCATCAGGTCGATGTTCTTACGTTCGGTCTCACGATTGGCAGCCTCGATATCCGGGTCCAGATCCATCTTGAGCTGCAGGCTGGAACGGCTGATGAGTTTGCGGTCATAGAGTTCGATAAGCAGTTTTTTGAAGTCAACGGCATCACTTGGGTCGAGGTCATTGAAGATGAATTGCAGGGATTTGTCGGCGTGACCTTTCAGTTCCATCCAGTCATCGAAGACCCAGTCGAGCAGCTTGCGGGCGGCCTGTTTGATCTCCCGGATCATGACCATCATCTTTTGCATGCTCACAGAAGCCGTGGCAAAGTTGGGACCGTCGCCGGTTACCAAAGACCGTGAAAGGCCCAGCGCCACCACGATGTCTTCTTTGACCTCCTTGACCTTGTCCTCGACATTAAGGACCTGGCCATCCGTGCCGTGGGTTTCCACATTCACATAAAACGGGACCACAAGGCCGCTTTTCATATCCATCTTGTTGACCATGTCACGGACCTGTTCCAGCATTCGCTGGTCGGGCATCACCATTTTCTGGCCAAATGCGCCGCCCACTTTAAGCAAGCGAAACGGTGTGGCCCATCGCTTGGCAATAGCCTGTTCAGCGCGGCGGTAATCACGCAACAGTTCAATGGCCTGAAACGCGGGCAGAACCAGTGAGTTGCCTCTTGGTGAAAAGCCCGGGGCATCCCATTTCAGGTGGATGACCTGATCAACTGGAAGGTCAATTGGATCACTGGCAGAGCCTGAATCCTCCGTATATTGCTTGGCTTCGATAAGCTCGCCTTGGGCATACTTCACCTTCACCGAAACCGGATTGACGCATACCACTTCCTCGATGTCCTGACCGGAAGTTGCATATCGTTTGAAGCCGACGGCATCGCCTTTGACCAGCAGCTGAAGGATCATGTCCTTTATGAACTCCGATACATCGAGTCGCCATGCAGTGCTGACCGCATCATCTTTCAGCGTCTCGTCATCGCTGGTAATTTTGATTTCATCCCCGACCGCAAAAGTGCGCCATGAGTTGACGCAGTTCTTTACCAGCGGCTCCTCGACATAGTATTCCCAAGCCTTTCTGGCTCGCTCTTCCCATGTGGCCGGGACGGCATCGGTCGCGTTGACCTTGCTGAAGGCTGATGCGTCGAGGGCTGCCGCTGCGGCCATTGGCACAATGGCATATCCATTGGATTCGTTGTCAGGCTGCTCGGTATCTGGCTGGGCGTTTGTATCCACGTAATCCTCTCGGGTTATTTCCGGTTTAACGGCCGCACATCTCCCCGCTGTGGGGCGATCACGGCAACACTGGGGTTACTTACCGGAGGGAGAGGAAAAACGTCGGAAAGGCGGTGGGTGGTTGTTACAAATTTAAGAAGATGGTGCGCAATCTTCTTAAATTTGCATCATCGGGGTAGTTGAAATGCACACAGTCAAAAAAGACAAAACCTCTTCACTTATTCACAAGTGCAGAGGTTTTGCAAAATTGATCATGACCATGGGCCAGCCGGTTTCCAAGTGATATGATCGGATACACCTTTGATTACCGGCCCCAGAAACAGCTTGACCTCAGTCGCCATCTCTTGGAAGGATTCAGAAACATGATCCTGCTTTAATCGTTTGCGGAAGGCTGCCCACATCGGTTGGCGTGATGAAATAAAATCTGCTGAAAAGGCATCGATAGGCTCATTCAATTCCGTCCCGCGTTGCTTGAAGGTAAGCCTTACAGCCTCAGCAAGACTGCTTAATTCAAACTCAAACTGACGAGACAAAAGCCAGATGTCATAAAAATCCTTCATGCGGCTATTCAATTGTCCCAGCTTTACCATTGCCTCAAATTTCTCGGCAATGGCGCTTTCCCGGCTGTAACAAAGAAGCGATGGTGCCGGAGAATCCAACATGCAAGGTAGTTCTGCTTTCTCAGGTCCCGGATAAACGATGTCTCCAAATCCAATATCTATCTGCATGCTGATTCTGGCAGTGCCCAGAGCACCGCGAAACCTCACTCGGATTCCTTCATAGTCGGCATCTTCGGTTATTCGCTCCGTCTGAATGGAATCGGAATCAAAGGTTAAACCGTCAGGCTCAATTTCCACGGCAAGCATATCCCGGATCTGCGCGGTGATATTTTCCTCTTCGTTTCCGGTCTTTCCCAGCATATCAATGTCCATGGTCGGCCTGAACTCTGGTGACTTCCAAGCCCGGAGCATGAGGGCTCCCTTGAGGATGTAATGCTGCGCGTGATCTGACATAGATAGCCGGTACAGGAATCGCTCCATTGCATAATACTGAAGCAGTTCATTGAAAGAGCGGTTATCAGCTTTCGACCGATTGAGAAGCCGTTGTCTTACTGAGGCGGAAACGTTTTGGGGCAATTTCATATGTTTGCCTCCAGATATGGGCGCACAATTTTGTCGACCCGACAAATCTTGGCGTATTCCAGAATCTTTCTATGGTCAAACTTCTTCCTTCCCTTGTAAAGTTTCAGTGCCTCAAGGACGACATCCATCCCAATTTTGTTCCGGAACTTGAAGCAATCTGCCAGTGTCTTTTCCGGGCTGTATACTTTTACGGTAACTCCATCAATTTGATGTTCCTCAATCCCAGCGTGATAAGCCTGATCTGTGAACCGGTGAACAAGAAGAGGTGGATATTCGAGTGATGGCGGATGGGAGTCCCGAGGAATGGCTATTGAAACCTCATGTGGTATTTGTGTGGTAATTTCATGAAACGAGAGTGCAGAGATTAGACAAACGACGGCGTTGGGATATCGAAGGGCAACAGTAACCAGATCAGGATTGCTGACAGGAGGCAGCTCAACCAGCCGATACACGCCTCTACTGATTTGCTCGATTATCCCTTTGTCTCGAAGCGAATAGAGCATGTAACGGGTAATGCCGTGCTCAATCGCCTCACTCATGCGAAGCTGACCGCCGCATTTACGAAATATTTTTACCGGGTCTGTTTTCATTTGCGTCTCCAGACAAATAATCCACACATATAAACATCTGGCAAGAATATGTCTGATTATCGGTAAATAATCAAGGTAAATTCTTGAAATATCAAAAAAAGACCGGCTCTGTCAGAACAGGCTTGAGCCAAACGGTCTCTTCACCGGCAAGGTCGAGGTTGCCTTGCTCCCGAATGAGCATGGCACAGCGAACCGCGTCGATGATGTGGTCGTTGCCTTTGGAGTAGATAATCTTGCCGTCCCGCAGGGTGTAAGTCTGGGTGGTGAACTGGTCTTCAATTTCCAGATCGTCTGCCGGAAAGATGATCTGTTTGCGCTGTAGGGCACCGTTGATCAGGCTGGTCATCAGTTCCTTTGTCCGCTTTTTGATTTCCTTGCCATCGCGGACGGTGAGCCGTGTCATACCGCCGAAATCAAAACCTTTCAGTCGGCCTTCCAGTTCCAGCTCTTTGTATTTGTCGAGGGTCAACAGTTCCTGCACGACGGCCAGACCGTTGCCGCCATTATCCACGCCGATTCCCGCCGGGGTGAAATAGCGCTCGAGCAGTGCAATGGTCTGGGCAATGTGTGGATACGATACATGCTCCATGTGAATACGCAGCACCAGTTTCAGGAGACTGCGATCACCCACCTCGGCTTCCTGAAAGATAACCAGTTCGGTCGGGTCGTTTGTATATCCAAGGTCACCGCCAATCCAGAACAGTCCGGTTCGGGGCGTCAGGTTAAGCAGTAGTTCAAGCCGGTCATAGGCGGCTTCCTCCGTTTCACAATCGCGCAATTCGGTATCGGTAATGGTGACCTTCTGATATTCCAGCAATTCCTGTCGGCAGAGATTGAACTGCTCCACGTTGAACGTCCCGTAGGAAGGCTTTCCATGTTCCCCGGCCACCTCATGCTGCCAGCCCGAGGTATCTTTGCCACCGTAGAACTCCAGCAGCTCCGACTCCCGTTCAGTGGTCCAGAACGGGTTGAGCCACGATGCCCAGCGGAACACCCTGAACTGTTCCGACATGGTCAGTCGATAGTAGGTAGTGTTTCGCAGGCCGTTGGGCGTGGAATAGATTTTCAGACGGCCGCCTGTTTTCAGGCATTGTCTGAGAGCCTTCCATGCGCGTTCGGAAAGCCACGCTCCTTCATCCACCCAGATCCGGCCGACATGAAGCGATCGGAAAGCATCGCCATAGGCACCGGCCGGTCGGAAATAGAGAACCGATCCGTTGGTAAACTCCAAACGGAAATACGGCTTCCGGGTGATTTTCGGTTTGCCGTATTTCGAGAGTGCA